TGTCAATTACCCACGATTGACGGCGTGTCGTGCGTTGTAAGTCGCTTTCACGCTTACAAGGAGAACAATACACCATGAGGCTAGGCGTGTCAAGAGGACAATTCGGACATATCGGACATTGACCATGTGAGATAGGTCACACCTAGTAAGTCGCATACAATACGGACATAACGAACATATGGAACATATGGTACATAAGGAACATATAGGATATACTGGGGCATAAGGAATATATTAGGGCAAGAGGAGCAAAACGGACATATAGGACATAGTGGGGGGATAGTCGCTTAATCTCTAAACCCATAAATAGATATATCGACAATGTCCGAATAGTACCTTATGTCATATTATAGTATAAATTGTACCATTTGTCCCCATATTTATTAACTTGGCTGTCGACGTGTCATATAGTATCCCACAATAATTTTCTGTTATATAATATATAGGGGTCATATAATATATAGCATACAGCCCTGACCAGGGCTTTTATAATATATAAAAAATATATTCAATAAATGTGTTCGGTTTTACGATTTGAACAGGTTATCTTATATGTAAAGTATTACATATTCGGAGCTCGCTCCGTCCCTTCGGGCGGGCGGCTCCTATATAATATATATATAATTATAAAGATAAATGGGATAGTTATGCCCGCTTAGACTGACCGTTAATAAGGCGTTTTTAGGGGACATTATGGGACGTAAACCAGGGGTACAATCTGTACCAAAGGATGAGGCCCAGGCCAAGGTTCTAGTGCTTTTGTCTAATGGTGCCACCATCACGGCCGCTATGGCTGCTGTAGGACGCAACGACACAACCTTCCGTCAATGGTCTATGGTTGATGAAGAGTTCAAGGCTAAGGCTGACAAAGCCCGCCTAGAAGGCAAAGGCGTAAAGGCAGACCTAACTGACCTAAAGAACATAAGCTTCCCTGACTTCTGTGAACAGTTCCTAGACACCAAGCTTTTTGACCATCACCTTGACTGGCTCGATATGATTGAAGAACGTGAGCCTCGCTGGCTCCATCCTTCTATGACCTACGAGCAAGGTGCTAAGAACCGTATCCTGATTAACGTGCCACCTGAGCACGCCAAGTCTACGGTCATTACGACCAACTACGTAGTTTACAAGATTGTAACAAACCCTAATGCTCGAGTCATTATTGTCTCCAAGACTCAAGGTATGGCCCGCAAGTTCCTTGGGGCGATTAAGACAAGACTTTCCCACCCAGCTTACATGAAGCTGCAGACGGCCTTCGGTCCAAATGGTGGGTTTAAGGCTGACGCTACTCAATGGTCAGCTGATATGATATACTTGGGTACTGGCCGCGATTCGGGCGAAAAGGACCCAACCGTCCAAGCCTTAGGCTTTGGCTCTCAAATCTATGGCGCACGTGCCGATTTGATTATTCTAGACGATGTGGTGATGGGCTCTAATGCCCACGAGTGGGAAAAGCAAATTGAGTGGCTCCAGAAAGAAGTTATCACCCGCCTGGGGCGGCACGGTAAACTTCTAGTAGTTGGAACCCGTGTCGCGCCCATAGATTTATATAAGATGATTCGTGACCCAGGTCAGTGGACTGGTGGCAAGAGCCCCTTCACATATTTCTCAATGCCAGCCGTGCTGGAGTTTGACGAGAAGCCTGAGAACTGGAAAACCCTTTGGCCGTGGACGGACCGCGCTGAAGGAGATATTGACGAGGTTAACAATGATGGACTTTATCCGAAATGGGATGGACCCTCTCTCTTTACGCGCCGCTCTGAAGTTGCGCCATCTGTCTGGGCTATGGTCTACCAGCAAGAAGACGTCCAAGAAGACAGCATATTCTCGCCAACAGCAGTTGCAGGATGTGTCAACGGTATGCGAAAGCGCGGACCGCTTAAACCAGATACTCCAGGGCACCCGAAACATTTAGAGTCTACCTATACGGTTATTGGTTTTGACCCAGCCGTATCTGGTCGTTCAGCATTTGTGGCAGTTACTTACAACCGCGCTGACGGTAAAGTTTACGTTTTAGATTGTGTTAACATGGTTGACCCTACTCCTCAAAAGGAGACAGCGTTAATTCATGAATGGGTAGAGAAGTACCACCCGCAGGAGTTTCGAGTTGAGATTAATGCTCACCAGAAATACTACGCTATGGATACGGATTTACGTAACTACTTAGCTCAGTGGGGTTGTCAGTTAAACTCACACTTCACTGGCAAGAACAAATGGGACACTTCCTTTGGTGTTGCATCCATGGCGAGCCTATTCGGCTCTACCCGTGATGGACGCTTCCAAGATAACAACTTGATTGAGATGCCTTCTAACGAAGGCTCCGAGGGACTTAAGTCTCTAGTCCAACAGTTGATTACCTGGAAGCCAGATACCAAGAACCCGACTGACTGCGTTATGGCCTTATGGTTTGCAATCATTCGGGTGCGTGAACTGATGCAACAATCAACACGCATTGGCCAGTACGGTCAGAACAGATGGGCTACAAGAGCTCAGATAGCACAACGCGGTTCAATTCAATTAGACGAAGCCTTTGCATCGCAATGGGCTGACCAATACGGATAGGAAAATATTATGGCTAAAGAAAACCCAATGGCAATCCCAGGTGGCGGCAGCGGTCGCATGTCAGGTGGCATCACTGGCAAGGGTGGAAAAAATGTAAACCCAGTTTATAATGCACCAACATCAAATGTAAAAGTTATTAAAGCTGGTTCAAAGCCTTTGACTGAACCAAATCGTGTTAAAAACATAGGTGCTGAAATTGATGCAGCAACTAAAGCCATAAACGAAACTGCGTATCAAAGATTTATGGCAGGCAATAAGAAATTCTTTGGTCCTAAGTAATTTTTGTAAAAATAATTTTTCCCTTTAACTGTTAGGACAACAATGGCATTATCAATGGAGCAAGTAGCAGCACGCGTTCAAGCGCTGCGCTACCGCAACAACGAGCGCGACCAGCGCAACCTTGACGTCCTTGCTGTACGCAAAGGTAAGATTGCTGAAGTCTACCCTGACTTCTTCCCAGATGGAGTAGACGCCAATGTCGTGGCAAATTTTATTGACATTGTTGCCCGCGACCTATCCGAGGTTATGGCACCACTACCAGCCGTCAACTGCTCGGCAGCGAATCAAGTTAGCGACCGTGCCCGCACTTTCGCTGATAAGCGTACTCGTATTGCTTCGAATTATTTTCAAAACTCTGACCTGGCTGTACAGATGTACTCAGGCGCAGACTGGTACCTCACATATGGTTTCGTCCCGTTCGTAATTGAATTAGACGAAGAAGCAAAACTGCCACGTATCCGCGTAGAAAACCCAATAGGTGCTTACCCTGAGTTCGACCGCTACGGACGTTGTGTGGCATTTGCTAAGCGTTACACATTAACACTAGGCGAATTAGTTTCTCAATTCCCTGAGTATGAGCGAGAACTGCTAGGTGGCTTCGGCTATAAGCAAGACCTTAATCACCAGGTTGAGATGATTCGTTATTACGATAAAGACCAGTCAGTTATCTATATCCCATCAAAGGGTAATTTAGTTTTATCAAAGGCAGCAAATCCTCTTGGTAAGATGATGATTATTGTCGCACGTAAACCATCTATTGATGGCGAACTACGCGGACAGTTTGATGATGTTCTAGGTATCCAACTTCTACGCAACCGCTTTGCGTTGCTTGCAATGGAGGCTGCTGAGAAATCTGTACAAGCTCCTATCGTACTCCCACAAGATGTACAAGAACTACAGCTAGGTGGAGATGCGGTTATCCGTACCTCTAACCCAGCAGGTGTGCGACGTGTTGAGCTTTCGATTCCACAAGGTGCATTCACTGAACAGCAAGTTCTAAATCAAGAACTTCGTACAGGAACTCGCTACCCTGAATCACGTACAGGAAATGTTAACGCATCAATCGTTACAGGTCAAGGCGTACAGGCTCTTATGGGAGCCTTTGACACACAGGTCAAGTCAGCACAGGCAATCTTTGCTGCAGCACTTCGTGATGTAATCAGCCTTTGCTTTGAAGTTGATGAAGTTATCTACCCTGAAGAGAAGACTATTCGTGGTGTTGACTCAGGTTCTCCATATGAAATTACCTACAAGCCAACTAAGGATATCAAGTCTGATTACTCAGCTGATGTTCGTTATGGTATGCTTGCTGGTCTTAACCCTGCACAGGGTCTTATCTTTATGCTACAGGCATTAGGTGGTAAGCTTATCTCCAAGGACATGGCGATGAGAGAACTTCCATTTACTGTTAACGTATCACAAGAGTTAGAAAAGATTGAGATTGAAGATATGCGTTCAGCACTTCTTGGGTCTCTTACTGCATACACTCAAGCAATTCCACAAATGGCTACTCAAGGCCAGGATGCTTCAGAAGTAGTGCGTAAAATTGCGGCTGTGATAAAGGCACGCCAAAAGGGACAGGCACTTGAGGATGCGATTGAAGCAACCTTTGCCCCACAACCGCAACCAGTTCCTCCTGCTGGAGTACCACAAGCGGTTGAGCAACCGTCCCCTGCTCCCGAAGGTGCCCCAGCAGGAGGCACTCTCCCTACAGGGCAACCGCAGGATATCCAAAGTTTACTATCAAGCCTGACTTCAGGTGGTAATGCTACGGCAAGAGTAACGACTAGACAATAAGAAAGTAGGGGACAATGACAACTATTATTGGCGTGCAACATAACGATAGTTGTATCATGGTTGCCGATAGTTTAGTAAGTGATGATACTGGCCGTCTTTGGTCACATCCAGACATGACTAAGTTGAATGAACGCGGAGCGTTTATCATTGGTGGTTCTGGTGAAGTATCTCCTTGTGATATAGCACAGCATATCTGGGAACCACCAGTTCTTACAGTTAAAGATAAAAAAGATGTTTATCATTTTATGATTACAAAAGCAATGCCTTCACTTCGTGAATGTTTAAAAATAAATGGTTTTAATTTTGATGAGCCACAAGATAAAGATAGCGGTGCTCGCTTTCAATTCTTAATGGCCGTTAATGGTGAGCTATTTGACATCGGTGACGATTTGTCAGTGATGCGCAATGGGGACGGTTTTTACGGCGTAGGTTCTGGTGCGCCGATTGCACTTGGTGCGTTACATGCTGGAGCAGAACCAGTAGAGGCAGTAAAGATTGCTGCTAAGTTAAGTATTTATTCAGCAGGACCATTTCAAATTAAAACACAATATTCTAAGTAGGAGGAATCATGGCTGGAAATCAGAATAGTGGCGGTATGCGCCCAACTGCTCCACAGAACAATCCTATGAATGTTAAGGGTAATGGCGGCAATGGACAATCAGGTCAGGCTGCACAACGTTATACAGGTATGCCTTACGGCCAAGGACAAGCTTTAATGCAACAGCAATCAGCAGCACCAATGGCTAAAGGCTCAATGCCTTCTCCATCAGGATTAGGATTGCTGCCTGTTCCACAATTGACTGACCCAACACAGAATCCCAATCAACCAGTAACTGCTGGTGCTGATGCTGGACCTGGTCCAGGAACTGAAGCGTTACAAATTCCTAGCAACATGGCTCCTGATAACACGCAAGCCAACAAGACTCTTGATTCATACTATCCAGTGATGAGCTTTATTAGCTCACGTGCTTCTACATCAGCAGAGACACGTCGAACCCTGTCCTTGTTAATGCGTGGACGTGGTGCTTAATGAGTGTATGGAATCGTATTGGAGACCTTGCTAAAGGTACAAGGGACTGGATTGGTGATGTTGGTCTATCCGTGGTGTCTGCACCAAAATTTATATGGGATGTAGCAACTGCACCACTAAATCCACGAGAAGAATACAATGGTTTTTTTAACAGTATCCAGCAAGCTGGAATTGACTGGACCAAAAATTTTTCCCGCCCATTTGGTGGAGTACTTGCTGCTATTGATAAGACAAATCAAAATTTAATTCGTGAGCCTTTAAGCGCATTGTTAGTTGGTTCATCCACTGGTCAATGGTCGCGTGCCTGGGAAAATCGTAATAAGATTTCTTTCGGTCAAGCTGCTGCAGCCGCTGGTGGTGGTGGAATCCTTGGTCTACTTCCAGATTCAATTACACCTGAATTCATGGACAGCAACTTTGACATCTTTGATGAAGCTTCACGCAAGCGTGCTTTTCAAGATAGCGTATACGGCAGAGTAGTTTCAGGACTTGGTGATACCACAATCCAACTATTTGGCGATGTGTCAATTATTGGTGGAAAATTTGTTAAAGCTCAGAAGGCTGCTGATTCAGCATTTGATGCAATCAAAGCTATTCGTGAGGCTAAGGCAATTGACCCAATGTGGCGCAACATGGCAAGCAAGGAAGCCTTGCGTTATGATTCGCTGGCTGAAGACTTTGCTGCTAACGATACTATCTGGGCAGCTAATCATCCTTGGGTAAAAGCAAGCAACAATGAAGCCAGCGTCGCATACCTTCTTGGTCTAACAGCAACCAAAGAAGAAGCACTCAGCACAATGCAGGCATTGCTTGGCGACAAGACTGGTATTGGTAAACTAGATGAACTAAAGCGTCCAGACATTACTGAGCCGTTGCGTATTGCTAATGGAGAATTATCACGTAGTGAACTCAAAGTACTGCTTAATGAAGAACGTAGAATTGTATCCTCTCAAGAAGAGGGAATGCTACCGCTTAGTCTTCGCACTCCAGAAGAAATTGCAGCTGACCGTGAATTTATAGTAGCTTGGGCTAAACATGATAAGTATGTGGATAAGTTATTTGAGCTATCAGCTGAAGCGCCTTTTCGTGAAGGTATTGGTAAATTTGGTCAAGTAATTGGACGCGAGCTAGCAATAGCCCGTACAGTTCCTTTCCATAGTCAAGAAGTTGGAACGATGAAGACTGAGGTCTATCAACCAACTCCATTTCATAAACTTTATTCAAAGGTCAGTTCGCTACAAGGTGAACGTCCAAGTGGTATGGTGAACCTCAACGAAGGTGATTCAATCCGCGAAGTAACAGCTATTGTCAACCGCTTGGTAACTCTGTCTAAGACTGGTAATGCAATTACCCGTGTCTTTAATGCTGATTCTTCATTTACATTTGAAGATGCTGCAGCATATCTTGATGAGTATGCCGCAGCTGCTTCACCAGAAGCGCGTGGTTTAGTTATTAACGCATTAGAAAACCGTGGTTATAAAGTAATTGCGGAAAAGTATGGTATCGATGCTGATACAGCAGCAAGACTTTATAACCATCACGTAACAACTCGTACAGGTAAACTACGTGAGGCTAAAGAAGAAGGTTTCTTGTTCGATGCCGAGACAAATACTATGATTAAAGTACCAATCTTTGAATCACAGACAGTTAATATTTTACCAGTCGCAGACTTTGACACAATTGATAAAGTCCTTCGGACTCAGTCAAGCACCATTAAGGCAATTGGATTCAACGGCTCACGATTAGTTGAAGAAGCAAGCGACCTTTGGAAGGCTTCAGTTCTGTTGCGCCTAGGTTATCCTGTGCGTAACGCAATTGATTCGCAACTTCGCATCATGGCAACTGTTGGAGCTATGGCTAGCATCCGTCATTTTGCTGATGGTTCACGCAATCTTACATCAAATATTTCAGATAAAAATCTAGGAAGTCGTATTGTCGACCGATTTAAGCGTGTTGAGAAGCTTGATTATAAAGCTGTTAAGAATAGTGTACAAGAGCTAGGCCGCGAGATTGAAGTTCATAAGATTGAAATTGAAAAGTACAATGATTTATTAAATCAAAATCCTGGAGACTTAGTAATCCTTGGCAAGTTGACAGCCACTCAATC